GTTTGATTTGCCTGTACCACTCATAAGTTGGAGGTAGTCAATAAAGATTACCTTGATTCCATACTTTTGCTTTAAGATGGTGGCTTTTGCTCGGAGTTGGGTTACACTTATACCGCCCATATCTTCAATATGTATGGGGGAAGTTAATAGTAAGTCATCTGTCTTTAGTAAAACCTTTCTTTGTGTAGCATCTAAAGTATTCATTCTAAGCCATTTTAAGGGCAGTTGTGAGCCGATTGACTCTAACCTTTCAACTAACTGTTCGGAGCTCATTTCGAGGCTAAAAACGGCCACAGGAACGCTATCTAAACAAGCTAGTTGGTAGATACTAGAAAGCATAAAGGCAGTCTTACCCATCCCTGGTCTTGCAGCTACGATTACTAGGTCAGGCTTAACCCATCCGCATAGGGTATTATTTAGCTCATTAAAGCCTGTGTTAAATCCTAGTAAGCTACCTTTTTGTGCCATGTCACGAGTGTAGTTAATTGACATGATAATATCTTCCATCATCTTCTCGTATATATTACCAAACTCTTGTAGCTGAATGAGTTTTTTGGATACCTCAGCCATAAAGTCTATCGTTCCTTCCTCGCCATTGGTCGCCCCAACCACAAGCTCTCCACCCAGCACCACCAACATTCTACGCTTATAAAGTTCTATTATTAACTCTATATGGGCTTCTAGGTGAGCAGTTGATACCACATCTTTAGTTAACTCAGAAAGGTAGTAGGCATTTACTTGATCCGTTTGTTTAGCATCTACGATTCGTTGGTAGAGTGTAGTAATATCTATTGGGATATTCTTATCGTACATCTCTCTAATCGTTCTGAATACAAGCTTATGCTTATAGTCGTAGAATATATCCTCTTTTAAGTAGTTGATTACTAATGACAAAGATTTTTTGTCGATTAATAACGAGCCTAGGATATTGCGTTCAATCTCTGTGTTTTTAGGTAGGTCTATGACTTGCATTATAATTTGTTTATTTCGTTTTTAACTTCAATCCAAAACTTTAATTCTTTAGATTCAGTATAATTATAGAATTTTGTTTCTTCATCATATTTAGCAGTATATTGATGGCTAATATTATATACTTCTTTTATAAGTTCATCTACTGCTATTAATGCACATTGATTAGCTTTTTCAATACTTAAATATTCTCCAAATGCTAAAAATTGCTCAAAATATTTATTTGATAGTTCTGTTGCTTTTTCTTTTGGTGTCATTTTAGTTTTATTTTGGTGTTTTGTGTTGTTACAGGTTCAAAGTTTTTAGAGTTTTTAACCCATGTAGCTATTCTTCTACTTATGTCAAAGAATTTTTGGTCTTGGAATCTCATTTTTCCTTTTGCATCTTCTTCTGTCCAGTAAGATAAAAAAGAATCATATTGGTTACCTAGTTTATCCTTTAGTTCATCTAGTCTTTTAACAAAAGCTTCCTTATCGTTATATAACTTATTAGTATTATTAATAGATGTATTATTAATCAATGTATTAATACCCTTCGCCTTTTCCGAATACCCCTCTTCGGTTTTCCGAATACCCCCTTCGAGTTTCCGAATAGGTACAGTAGGTGTTAAAATCCTTTGTTTTACTTGCTTACCTTCATAGATTAGAAAGGTAGTAATATATCCTTTAGAAACTAAAGATTTTATGATCTCACTAACTCTTGAGTTGCTTAACTGAAAAAACTCACCGAAATAAGCGTTAGAGGCAAAGCATCCTTTTTCAGCATTTAAACTATCTATCTCGACTAAAAACAATTTTTCCATCCAAGATAACTTGTCATCCAACCATACCTCTTTGGGAATCCAAACTCCCTTAAAATCTCTATTCATAAAATAAAAAAGCCCCATCAAATTCCCCCCAGTCGGATTGGGGGTTCATATCAAGGGCAATAAGTTCTTAATGAGTATCCGACACTCATGACAAATATACTAAACTTCCTTAGATATCCTAAAAACTACCCTCCTGTTATCCACTATAAAACGCTTACGAGCAACAGGGTTAAGCGATTCACGGATGACTTGTGATGCTATCTTAGTCTTACGACTAGCCGCTGCTGCCGACTTAAATAGCACCTCTTCCAGAGTATCTGTGTATACCATTCTAATTGGAATAGAGTTCTCTAATCCTTTAATCTCATTCGGCATCTGGTTTGGGTTTAAAGTGGTTTTTTAGGCCTTTAATAAATGATTGGTTTGTTTCATGGAACTCCCTTTTAGAAAAATAATTCTCATCTACCTTACCGCCATCCATTTCATTGGGGTAAACGAGTATGTCATCATCGTAAAAGTTACGCACTCTTCCTGTATCGTAACACACCACTTTCCATATGGTGTTAGTATCAGTTCCGTAATCAATCCATGCGATTGCTTTTCCATAGCCTAATGGGGTTAAAACATCTATTGTTTGTTCTAATTGTAGTATCAAAATAATCGTTTTATTGATTTGATTTTATAATAAGTTTCACAGAATATTAATAGCAGCACCGCAACTGGTACTGCTATAAAGAAAAACTTAATGATTGCTAATACTTTCATATTACTTCTTTAAGGATATTTTAAATGTTGTTGTACTGAACTTTGGAGCAGGATAAATCATCTCTCCAGTTTCAGGATCAACCAATGGTTCTTTGATAGTCTTAAGTAAAGACTCTCTTTCCTTTTGCTTAAACTTAATAGCTTCTAGCTCTTGATTATACTTAAGCCATGTATGGTCACCATCATAGGCGTACTTAACTCCTGATTCTATTCTGCTAATCTCAGCATCAAGCACGATTGCCTTGCCTTGAGGATGCAAGTCTAACTGACTAATAACATCTTCTTTTAATTCAGCCCTAATTCCTTCTAGCAACTGAACTAATGCTTCTGCTTTAACGAGCATTTCAAGGGGGTTCTCGCCTGTTTCTCTGAAATGTGATACAACTACTTGCTTAAGCAGTTCTATGCTAAATTTGGATGGTGTAATTGAATTTAATTCAATAGTGGGTAATAAATTGCTCATATTATATATTTTTGTTTTCTATTGTTATTGATCCATGATAATCAGTAAAGTGATCCATATTCCAATCTCTTGAATAATCACCTAAACATTCAAGATATGTATCGCCAACTAAAGCAACCCCTCTTTTATCGGTTTCAAATAAAACAATTGTGCCAGTAGCTTTATTTATCATAAGTTTGGGAAATTCGTAATTTAATACTGAAGTGTCTTTTTGTTTATATGTCCTAATCATATTATTTCTTTTTTGTTGTTAACGATTCTTTTTTAGACTTCATCAATTTCATTAATTGCTCATCTTTCTCTATGTATTCCTTATTAGAAAAGAATATATCAGTTAAGTCCTTCATCCTAGCAGCAGCTTGTATATCTTTTACAATATCATCACGGAATACCTCAACATAAACTTCCTCTGCTACCACCTCAACTACTTTAGGTTTTTTGGTAGGTGTTTCTTCTTTAGGTGCAAAGTCCATCTCTTCAGCAGGTGTCGCCTCGAATCCAGCAGCCTTCATTAACCAGGCCAATAGATTACGATACGCCTTACCAATAGCTCTTGTTTGAGCCATACTGAGAATAGCATACTCGTCAAAGTATCTCTTCGTTTTCTCGGCATTGGAACAAAGAGCAATACCAGTAGCAACAACTGTACCAGTAGTAATATTGCGAACTTCACAAGTCGCCATATATTTAATAGATGTTTCATTAGATAAATCTTGAGTAGATGTGATAATAGGCATTAATCCAAGTGAAGCACCACAGAACTGCCAACCCTCAACATTGACAAACTCTTTCCCTTGGATGTTGCTTGATAATTTTTTTTCTTTTATTAGCTGACTTAATTCAGTAGCTAATTGTAACATCGAATCCTTGTTAATAATTGAATACGATGGTTTTTCTAATTGGTTGTTTTCTTGCATTTTTTTTATTTTATATGTATTTTAATGTTGTGTTATTTTTATCGTGACCATTTAACTTATTTCTAAGCGTTCCGTAATTAATGCGTTTACAAATTGCAGCATCTTTTGCGGAATCATAAAGTATCCCATTTGACATATCGCAAACTTGCTTAGAATTGGCTTTTTTAATTGCAAGTATTACATTTTTATTTAAGCCATTATCGTAAGCGTGTTTAGTGTTTTGTGATGGTGTGACCCATTCTAAATTCCTAAAATCATTATTTTGTTTATTGCCGTCAATATGATTTACTTGTAAGTTACCTCTTTTAGGTGCAACAAAATACTCTGCAACAAGCCTATGCACAAAAAACATTTTTTTCTTTTTGTTTATTTGTAAGCCAACTGTGTTGTATCCGTTTTTATTACGGTACTTTAAAAACATTCCGCTTCTACCAAATATTAAACCATTATATCCTACTCCATATCCTTGCAACTCCTCTGGATATTTAGTTCTATTTGGATATTTAGTTAATTGCATTTCCATTTTGTATAGTTTTTTGGTTGATTAAATTTTGTGTAAAGAACAATGCTTCACGAACAGGGTAAGTATCCCATAGCTCTACTAAAGCTTTCATAAGGATCAAATTGTTCTGCGAATAGTTAATGTTGTGGATAATTTTAGCAACGAACAATCTTTGTTCCTGCTCATCCCATTTTGAAAAATCACTCATAGTTTTTGGTGTTTTGATTTATAAAATATTGATAAGGTTTTCTATGTCAGTACTAACTAACTCATCTACATCGGATTGATCCTGTATAGATGCTATGCCGTGCATGACAGTACTATGGTCACGGCCAAACAAATCTCCGATTGCTTTAAGCTTTAACTTAAGTCTAGTCCTTATTAAAAACATAGACATATGTCTAGCCATTACAATCGTTCTGTATCTTTTTTTACCTCTGATTTCTTCATTAGTGATATTGTAATAGGTACATACCTTGGCAATTATCTCATTAGCAATAGCTTCTCTTTGTCTTGGGTTAAGCTTTGTCTTACGAATAGAAGGTATAGCCCAGTAGTCCATTTTATTCTTGATGTTCATAGATAGAGTTTTTAAGTTGTTCAATCTTTTTTGCGTAGAAAGCTTCTACAACTTCTATCATCTCCTCATCAGCCGCAGCTAAACGAGTTTTTATTAGGTATGGTGAATAACCTGTTACCTCACAAATCTTTTTTATATCGCCATACTTAAGCAAGGCACGATAATCTCTAATCAGCATTTTTTAGTTTTTTATATAGTTTATAATGTCTATCGATTGAACGCATTGCTCCTTCAATAGATGTGAAATAATCTCCTCTCCAGTAGTAGAACTTATCTAAGGGTTTTTTGCTATCCCAATGGATAAACATACCACGATAGAGGTAATCCTTTTTGATCCTTTGGGCATCGATTGTGACCATAAAATAGTCACGGAGGCCTTTTTGTTTTAGATGTGATGGGGTTGGGTGCACGATTGCAGATTTTTATTGGGTGATTGAATATCTTGTTTCTAGTACTTGCACAATAGGTTCAGTCTTTACTCCACTAGATATGTTTATGAATCTGTCATAAGCTTTCTCCTTGCTATGACTTAAGGAATTTTCCATAAATAACTCATCTTTTCTAGTGTAGTAGATTACTGATTGCGTTACTACATTTGTTTCTGTTACGAACTCGAATTTTGCCATGTGTTTAAGGTTTTTTGGTGTTAAAAATATCCCTACTCCCATTGGGATAACCCACTAACGATTATAATTTGTTTAATTAGTAGGGATAGTGCTTTATGTGTTAGGGTAAATCTTGTTAAGTTTTTTGTGTCGTTCAAAGTAGGATTGTGCCCCACGAGATTTTTGCTGACTCATAATGTTCTCGTGATACACAGGATCAAGAAAGGTTTTTGCCTCGTAGTTGTAATACACCTGGTCACCACGACTGAAGTTTTTGCCTGTAAGACTGCATCTGCAATCATACTTGGCGGTGATTAATTCGAAATTCATAGATGGGTTTTTTGTTTTGTTTGGTGAAATTAAGAAGTTTTTGGTATTATTTAAGATTTTTATGTTAAAGTTTTCACAAAATATTTTGCGTGATCCGAGCAGATTTTTGTCCGCATGGGATTTTTAGCAAGTTTTTGCCATGGATTTTTGGGGAGTTTTTGCATAGGGTTTTTGGCAGGTTTTTGGCAGGTTTTTGCCTATCGTAGTGCAACTGGTTATTAGTTGCATAGCTAACTAATGTTTGAACATTAATATAGTCGAATAACGCACCTTTGTAATATGGTATAATCATATACATACTAAAATCAATTTGTAGGCTATTTTTAGCCTTATTTTTGGCATATATTTTTGTGGCAATATCTTTGTGTCAACCAACTTTTTTTAGCGTCTTTAATCGCCTTAAAATTAGCTTTCTATATTCGTGTGCAATATGGCATAAAAAAAGCGCGATTGTTAGTCGCGCTTCACACATATACGACACACACAAATTATACTTTTTCCATCCACTTTTGACATGATTCGCACACATCACAATTAAAATCACGTGAATACACCATCGTCTTCGCTTCAACTAATTCGTCACATGCTTGACACTTCGCCCACTCGTTACTGACTTTTGTTGCACTGGTGTAGTGGTCGTCCCATCCATCCCATTCATTATAAGTATTATAATACTTTGACACATAAGAAAATGAATTTTCTTTTTTAGGTGTGTATGCACATTCGTACACACTTGTCATGTCGTTCATGATATGGCGACACATACAAAGACAATTTTCAACATCGTCAAAGTTTACGACTTCATCTTCGCAATGTGGATTATAATATCCACATGACATATTCGCAACTGACACACCCACACCCAACTGATTAAGCGCGTACACATCGGTTAACATTCCTGAAGCGAATTTATACCCATATGCGCCTATAATCTTTGCGACCTCTTTTTTGAATCGCTTGGATTGTAATTGTGCGCCATATATTTCATTCACGAAATCATTATTCCCTTTCCTATCGCACTGGAGAACGAAGCGCACATCACTAAAAAAAGTCATATCTGCATCGTAGCTACCATCACACCCTACCTCTTCATCCCTGAAGAATGCTACCTTAATATTGTCCATGTCACGCAATAATTCTAAGCATATATAAATTCCTACCTTATCGTCACCACCACATCCACTCGGAGAATTTATGCGCTTATTGAATCCCATCGCACATGTATCGTCATGCAATATGGTATAGTCTTCATCTGGTATAATCTTATGAACTGAATCAGTGTGTGACACGATACATGGATAATCACGCGCATCACCTTTTGTCACATAAATATTCCCTTTGTCCATCACTGGTATTAAATTCATGCCATGTAGTTCATTAATTATATATTCATTCATTCGCGTAGTGTCATATGATTCACTTTGTACGCGCAATGTGTTAAGCAGTCTTTCTCGCATTGTATTTTGTATTTAAGTTTTCTAAAATAAGTCTATAGTGTTCCTGATTTTCTTTATATATCATGCCACCATCAACTTTTATCATGTCTTCATTAAGATAATATTCGCCATCGATTATACACATTGTCGCATCGTCTTCGTGTGCGTATTCGCCATCGTGTAAAGTGACAGAATCGTCTTCGTGAATCGTGTCGCCATTATAATCAGTTAAGCAATTATCAAGTAAATGCCATTCACTTCGCGTTTCAATATAACATATATCGTCGTCGTTCATTAGATAATCTTCGCCATCTATATCGACGCAATCACATGATAATACCCACCCACCATGTGCAATGTCACTTAAGTCGTCTAAACTTACATACCCTTCGATATTGTTTCCATTAGGGCGACGATAGTCAATATAACGCGCATCGTCTTCGTCAATTTCGCACTGGTTATAAACATCGTACACATTGCGATTGCAATCTTCATATCCACCATCAGTACTTTTAAGTATGCGATACTCATTAGTAATATTATGTGTCCTCAACTGGTTATCTTCTAATATCGACAAAGTGTCCATATATGGATATTCGTTATAATCATATTTTTTAAGTATAACACATGGTAGGTATATGTGCCCATCTGTCAAATGTCTGTCAAAGTCATTGTGGTGACATGATTGTCGCGACTTGTAAAAATGGTTATTATCATTCGCCCATTGTATGAATGAATTAGTAAGTGACTCATGCGCGTAGATAGTGTCCATTGCTTTTTTGCCATCATGCATCACCCATAAGATTGCGCGTCCTAATACTTTGCCATTGCAATCATTCGCAACTAGCATCGACACTACTTCGACATTGTCGACATATATGTCTAAATAACTTTGGCACTCTTCATGGCGCATACATGAATTAAATAAATTGGTATCAGTCCCTAATATTTTAGAGTAATTATCAACTAAATAAGCGTCATAAATTTTGCGACCATTAATAACATCGAAGACAATTTTTTTCCCTTCGCCATCTTCGTCACCTAATACTGATATATATGACTTTACTAAATTGCTAAATTTCTCTAATTCAACCGCGTCAATATCTTCGTTTATAATTGCTAATTCAGTAAGTAAATTTTTCGCCATCTTACCGACCTTCATATCTTGGCGACCATTACGCGCCCATTTTCCATTCTCATTTAAAGTATGTTCGCGACCATTAGGTAGGTAGCTACAAAGTTCACCTCGCATAGTGATATAATTGGCAAAGGTCGTGTGTGTAAGATTGTCGCGTAATAACGCGTTCGCGACTTTACTATCATGGCGCATAGATAATAACATCGTGCGCATGGATGAAGAGAATGTCAAAGGTATTCGCAATGTATTGGTATCGTCGTCCCATTGCTCGGTTATACGCAACCAATAATCGCTTCTTTGTGGTGTGCTATCCCATATGAATCCTCTATCAATCGCGTTATACATCGAAGATACTTCGACATTAAAAATGTCAACTTGATTGCAGTTGATTGCATTTTCGAACGCTTGTGACTTTAATGGCTCTGGTAATAATGAATACCATTCAATAAATTTTTTCATGTGTGTTTTTTTGTGTGTGTATGAATTAAAAATTGTCAGCGAACATCATTAGTAATATGCAAATGATTATAACTATAATCGATTGCGTGAATGTGAAATCTTTACTTTGTTTCATTTTCATTTGCAATTAAAAGGTGAATTAATAAGCGAATGATAGTACCTACAAAAAAGGTAAAAATGCCTAACTGAAAGGCGAATAAGATATATAAATTTTCCATAATATGTGTGCCATTTGTTTTATTTGGCATCGTAATATTACGACATTAATCAATACAAAGTGAAATAATCGTAAAAAAGATTAAAATTAGTTATACATCTTATTAGTATAGGATATAGTATTGTATACACTTATACAATGTATAATGTATGATATAATGTATAATATAGGATACATTATATAATATATGTTATATTATCTAATATATGTATACATTCATACATAGATTGAATTAAAGTATTACTACCTGATTGTTAGCGAATGCGAAAGAATCAGTAAACAATCAATAAAGTAAAAATACATATTTTTGCCCTTGACAATATGGCAATATCGTTAATAAGTGTTTTAAGCCTATTTTAGCGTAGGTAGGTGGTAAGGTAGGTAGGTAGTAGGTTTAAAAAAGATAGGCTTGCTATGATCCTGTGAAGTGGCTTTAATTGGTATTTTTGGGGTGGTGTACCCCATACCCTTTTCATTCGTACGGAAGTTTTCGTAGATCCCTTGTGCCCTCCAATATTCTGATATCAACCATTGTTTTAACATTTTTTGATATTTGATTTTTTTTATTTTCCATATAACCCATTATAATTTATTATAATATGAAAGACACAGTAGCCAAGAGAACTTACAGATGTAAATGCGGAGTATCTACAGAGGATTATGTTTGGGATAGTTCCATAAGGGAACATACCATCAAGTGTACTAAGTGCGAAAGTGTGCTTAGCTTTGACCATATCAAGGTAGAGAAGGTAGTACATATCACATCTATCCGAACACCAACTAAAAACCGATAATATGGAAATATTTGTAAAAGCATACTATGATGGTATGATGATTTTATTTTTCTCGTTTTTTATATTTTGCATAACAAGAAAAGGAGAAAGAACAAAAAAATGGTAACCAAAAACGATTAATATGAATGCAGAGTTCAGAGATATTAGCAAAGAAGCTTTTATCATAGCTTACAAGGAGAATTTTGGCAATATCACCATTGCTTGTGAATCAGCAGGGGTTGGTAGAGGCCAATATAAGGCCTGGTGCGATAAAGATCCCGAATTTAGGCAAAGATTGGCTGAAATAGAGCCTGAGGAGATTATGCTTGACTTCGGTGAGCATAAGCTGATGGAAAGAATTGCTAAGGGTGATACCTTGGCCACAATGTTCCTATTAAAAACCAAAGGTAAGCGTAGAGGCTATATCGAAAGGCAAGAGGTTGCTCATGAAGGAGATGTAGTTAAGCAGATTACTGTTAATGTCCTAAAGGCTAGTCATGTAGAAGAATTGTCTAATGGCCCTCAGCAGTTGGATGGGGATGAGAATGCTCAGTTAGAAGATACAGGATTCGTTGTTCCAGCTACTGAAGCTGCTAATATCCAAGATATTCCACTTTACGAGTTCGATAAGGAGGTAGATGTGCCTAATGAGATGGATATATATGAGGAATAGCTCTATTTAGCATTTTAAGACGATTCTAGGGCATATTTGCCTTTGAGTAATACTATCTATCCAAAAAGGGGTAGAGTGTCTTAAAACGCTTCTAAATGCCTTTTAATTAGATTTGGTGTTTTTAGTGTTATATTTCTAATTTAACCACATTGCATGAAATATTTAGTAAAATTCATGCAAATTGGAAATATATATCCTAAATGATGGGATAATTTTGACAAAGTATGTAACAAAGTGATGCCAAATTCGGTAGTATTGTTACCGATTTATATGGAAATGTAAACTACAACTATCATAAAATGTAAAATATGCAAGTTTTGATAGTGTTCACTTATTTTGGTTGTTCATGTTCCGTGAACGGAGATAAATAATGAACTGTTGTATAAAATGCAACGATTACTCAATGGACTGAGTAATTTTACTCAAAGTAAAATAGTAAAGCTATTATTTTACTTTATCAATCAAAAAGTAAATATAAAACTTGACAAATGAGCCGTAAATGAGCGATAAACGGCTCAAATATGATTCATAAGTGGTTATTAATGACTCATATTGCCATCATATGTGTCATAAAACGGACTTTATGGTGGGTGTACCCTTTTATAAAACGAAAAGTATTAGCTTTGACTTGAGCAAACCAAAATTTTTAATTTATTTCCATGGAAGTAACCACCAATGTTGTCTTTGAGGTACTAAACAACTCAAAGAAGAGAATCTCTGTTATGCAAGGAGGTACGAGGTCAGGAAAGACTTACAATGTGCTTACCTGGTTTATAGTTAAGCTTTTGCAAGAAAGAGGTAAAACCCTAACAATTTGCCGTTCATCCCTACCAAGTATCAAAGGTTCGGTCATGAGGGATTTTATTGAGATACTATCTAAGTATAAACTTTACTCGGAGGAGAAGCACAACAAATCGGAGAATTTATACTTCCTTAATGGCAACACGGTAGAATTTGTATCTACCGACCAACCGCAGAAGATTAGAGGTCGTAAAAGGCACTATCTGTTTATTAACGAGGCAAATGAGGTTAACTACGAATCTTGGATGCAGTTAGCCCTAAGAACTACGGATAAAATCGTACTTGACTATAATCCTTCCGATTATTACTCTTGGATTTATGATAAGGTTATTCCTAGAGAAGATACCGATTTTACCATCACGACTTATAAGGATAATCCTTTTTTAGATAAAACCATTATTGCCGAGATTGAAAGATTGAAGGATGCTGACCACGAATACTGGAGAGTTTACGGATTAGGGGAAAGAGCAATTAGTGAAGCTACGATTTATAGTCATTGGAGAAGAAGAAGGAACTTTCCAGAGGGTGGAGATGTTTTCTATGGCCTTGACTTTGGTTATAACAACCAGACTGCCCTTGTAAGGTGTAAGAACTTCGATGGTGACATTTATGTCGAGCAACTGATATATGATACCAAGATGTCAACCTCACTCCTAATAGACCGCTTAAAGTCTATGGGGCTATCTCGTAGAGATGAGATATTCGCAGATGCTGCCGAACCGAAAACAATAGCTGAGGTAAATAAAGCAGGGTTTAATTTAAAGTCTGCTACTAAAGATGTGTTCGCAGGAATTAATAAGGTGAAATCATTTCCGCTATTTGTAAAATCAGAATCCTTAGATTTGTTAGATGAGATTAAAAACTACAAGTGGAAAACGGATCATGATGGCAACACAATGGATGAACCTGTTAAGTTTCGTGACCACTTGATGGATGCTATGCGTTATGCTATCTACTCAAAATATGCGAAAGCAAAGAGAGGATGGGTGGTTTAGATTGCGAAGCAATGTGGTTTAGACTAAAAATTTGTTACTTTTGTAAAAATATCATATAGTGAAGTTAACGGACATACTAAGTGCGGTTAATCCTTTTAAACAAAAGGCAGCCCCTAGAAAAAATACGAACCTTAATAACCCATTTGGTGATTTTGGTGGTTTAATAGGCGGTAGAACGCTTTACCCAAATTTAGACTATGCCAAGTTCGTACAGGATTACGATAACAATAGCGAAGTCTATTCTATCATAAAGCGTATCTCAAAAACAATCTCTACAGTTCCATTCTATGTTTATAAGGTAAAGAGTAAGAAAGACTTGAACACTTATAAATCTATGATGGCTAACGCATCAAGTGGAGCAGATATTGCTCGTGCGGAGTTAGTAAGGATTAAAGCAGTTGATGAGATTGCTGATAGTCCACTAAACAAATTATTAGAAAGACCGAATCCATATCAATCATTCTCTGAGTTCATTGAGAATATCATTGGTTATAAACTTATTACAGGCAACTCTTATATCTGGGCGAATAGACTCTCCAATGGTAAGGTTGCCGAACTAGTTACTCTCCCATCCCAATATGTCGCTATCATTAGCGATGGTACTATCAATGGGGTTGAAGGCTACTCTTTCACATTAGTTGGGTGGGATCAGTTGGATGCTAAAGATGTAATCCACTTAAAATACTTCAACCCCTACTTCAACACTAATGGACAACAACTATATGGACTATCGCCTTTACAAGCTGCTTACAGGACTGTTCAACGCAGTAACGATGCTAAGGATACCTCTGTAGGTATGTTGCAGAATCAAGGGCCTAAAGGTATCTTGTATGCAGATGAGTCAAATGATTTCGGCCCTGAACAAGCTGGTAAGTTAAAAGAAGATTTTTACAATCAGTACGGAACTAAAACTCAAGGAGGCATTATTCAAAATGCTGGTAAGATTTTAATTGCAGGTGCTAAATTGGGTTGGGTGAATATGGGATTATCTCCTGTTGACCTTCAGTTGTTAGAATCAGAGAAGATTACACTTCGTGAGTTGTGTAATGTGTACGGAGTTAACTCTGCACTATTTAACGATCCTGATAACAAGACTTACAATAACATGAAAGAGGCTAAGAAGGAAATGCTTACTCAAGTAGTACTTCCTGAATTAGTTTTAATTCGTGATGCGTTCAATAGATTCTTTGAGAATGAAATTGGACAAGGTTACTATATCGATTTCGATATTACTGTGTTCCCAGAGTTGCAAGAGGATATGAAAGAGTTATCTGCTATCCTTTCTCAATCATGGTGGATTACACCTAACGAAAAAAGACAAGCAATGAGATACGATACTGTTCAAGATGATGTCATGAACGCTATATACATACCTGCTGGTTACTTACCTATCGATGAGTTAACAATGTTGCAGAACCCAAGAGATGCTCAACAACAAGGAGATTATAATTTGCCTCCTGTAAAATAATATGGATGTCCAAGATATTACAACCTTCTCAGCAATTCAATTTGCAACAAACCATAGCGAGGAAGTCCATCACGGAGTTTAGGCCCAAAATAGAAAAGGCCTTACAAAGTGATTTTAACAAAGCTGCGGAGTTGGTAAAAGAGATTGGTGTATTCCAACTAGCTAACTATAACAAGACATTTTTCAACCAAGATAAGATTAGCAATATTTTACGAACTTTGTACGAAGGTACTGGTGGCTATACTGCTATGAGGTATCAAAAGATATTTGACAAGGATAAGAAAGCTGAAGATTTTGACCTTGATCCGTTAAACATAATGGATGAGTGGTTAGCGTTTATGTTGTCGTACTGGGTTTCAATTAGTGGCCCAAAAATGTACGGCATACAAAACACAACTGATAACGAGATAGCCAAGATACTAAATAATGTTATTGCTTATGGAAGGGCTAATAACCTTTCTACAAACGAAACAAACGCAATGGCTATTCAGCTTCTTAGAGAAGGGAAGATAAATGTTTCAAGGAGTTTATTAATAGCAAGAACGGAATCTCATCAAGCTTTAAGCACAGGTGCGATTGGGGCAACACAAGGAATTAATATACCTTTGCTAAAACAATGGGTTCACGCTGAATATGTTGGTAGTCCAAGAACTTGGCATCTAGCATTAGATAGGCAAACGAATCCTGATGATGGTGGAGTAAGAATACCTGTGAATCAACCATTCATGGTAAACACTCCTAACTACGGTGTAATTGAAATGCAATATGCACATGATGCAAGTGGTGGAGCAGCGAATAACTGCAACTGCCGATGCTGCACGGTGTATGTCGCTTAAACAAATAAATATGAGTAATTTTTATAACAAGAAGTCGATTGAAGGTTCTCCAATAGATATGGAGGATGGAAGTAGAGTTATTACTATGTACTACTCTGCTTTTGGTAATGTAGATTCCGATGGTGATATAATTACACCAGGAGCATTTACTAAAACACTAAAAGAAAATGGCCCACAAGCCAAAAATAGAATTTGGCATCTAATGAACCACTCTACAGACAAGCCTATTGCTAAGCCATATGAAATGATGGAAGATGCTTATGGTTTAAGAGCAAGTGTTAAGATACCTAATACGACTTTAGGTAATGACTTGTATGAGTTATATAAAGATGGTCATATCACAGAACATAGTATCGGATTTCAGACTATTAAGTCACAACAGAAATCAGGGTACAATGAAATCAATGAAATAAAATTGTTTGAGGGAAGTTCGGTATTGTGGGGTGCAAACGCAAATACACCAACAGTAGGAGTTAAAAGTCAGATTAAGTCAACTCTAGTTGATGAGATGGGTAAAACCATTAAGTCATTGAGAAATGGACACTTTACTGATGAAACTTTTGAGTTGTTAGAACTTAAACTCAAGCAATTACAACAATATCTATCTGAGATGGAAGATGAACCTTCAATCACTCCTGAGCCAACCGCTGAAGAAGCATTGCCAACTGAGGAAGCTGATCCGATGATTTCCGTTGAACTAGAGGTAAACAAATATTTACAATCATTTAAAATTTTCAACTAATGGTAGAAGAAATTAAAAGTGCATTCGAAGGCATCAAATCCGAAGTAAACGGAGCAATCGAAAGTGCGAAGGCTGATAATGCTAGTGCATTAGAAAGCGTAAAGGCTGAATTAGAAGCTACAAAAGCTTCAATTACAGTTGTTAAGGATGAAATTGAAAAATTGGAAGCAAAACAAAATCGTGTTAAAATGAATCAAGTAGAAGTAAAAGGGTTTAATGCTACCCTTGCAGACGCTATCGAACAAAATGGTGATAGCTTAGCGAAATTAGCTCGTGGTGAACAAAAGCGTTCAGGCTTTATCTTGGATACAAAAGCAGTTGGTAATATGACAGAAGCGGTTAACCTTACAGGTGACATCACTCGTCAATATGCTAATCAAGTTTATGCTTTGCCTTCTCGTAAAGTGCATTTAAGAAGTTTGTTACCAATCGGAACAATTAATCAAGGTTTATTTACTTTCCCTTACGAAAGTGGTGGAGAAGGTGATCCAGCAGCTCAAACTCAAGGTTCTTCTAAAGCTCAAGTTGATTTTGATATTACAATGAAAGATGCAGCAGCTCAGTACATCGCTGGTTATGTTCGTATCTCTCGCCAAATGTTAGATGATATACCTGCTATGACTTCTTTCTTACAATCTCGTTTGTTAGAGAAGTATTTAGTTGCTGAAGATGCTCAATTATTGAATGGTAATGGTACTGCTCCTAACTTACAAGGTCTTACTGGTGGAGCTTCTTCTTTTGTAGGTGCTGCAACTGTAGATGCTGAGCAATTAGTACAAGCTATTGCTCAGTTAGAAACTTCTAACTATTCTGCAACAGGTATTTTAGTTAACCCAACTGATTGGGCTGCTATCATGAACACTAAGAACACTAACGCTGCTTACAGCTTACCTGCTTCTACAGTTGTTACTACTGATGGTACAGTAACTATCGCTGGTATTCCTCTTTACAAATCAACTGCAATCGCTGCTGATAAGTTCTTAGTAGGTGACTGGTCTATGGGTGCTCAAATCATGCAAAATCAAGGTATCTCTGTTCAATTCTCTGAAATGGATGGCGATAACTTCACAAAGAACTTAATCACAGTTCGTGTGGAAGCTCGTATTGCATTCCCTATCTACTACGCTGGTGCGTTTGTATATGGTGATTTTGGTAACGTTGCTTAATCTTTAATTAGATTTACAATACAAGGGATAGCCTAGAAAGCTATCCCTTTTTGTTTACACTAAATTTTAGTTATTTTTGTAAAAATTAGCATAATGCAGATACTAAGAGATGTAACGACTACAGTAGCCCCTTCGGCAACAATCGTTACCTTACAAGCAGCGAAAGATTATTTAAGGGTAGACTATAGCGAGGATGATACTTTGATTACTAGCCTTATAGAAACTGCTAGGATCAGATTAGAGCAGTATGCTGCGGTTGCTATGAGTCCTAGAACACTAAAGGTGGTTGCTTATGTAGATGAGTTTATAGAGCTTCCTTATGCCCCTATTAACACTATTTCATTAGTAGAGTATTGGGATGGTGCAGCTTGGGTAACATTAGAGCTTGGGAACTATAGGGTTATAGGCGATACATACAAAAAGGTTTACTTCACTTCCCCTATTATGAGTGACTTTAGATTCACTTATACTTGTGGATATGCCACTACTCCAGAGTCTATGAAAACGGCTTTATTGAAGATGGTAGGTGACTTATACGAATACAGAGAATCAAGTGTTGAAAGCTCTAAGCCTTCAGCTAACTTAACAACGGCTTACGAACTAATGAAACCTTACAAAAGGGTAAGTATTATCTTCTAATGATAGGACAATTAAAAAATAGGATTACATTTAATACTAAAACAAGCGTTTCTGATAGTGCAGGAGGGTTTGTGAATACTTTAGTACCATACTACACTTGCTGGGCTGAATTGGTCACTAATACCAATTCTAGGACTAATATAGCAGGTAAGGATAGTATTAATGATGGAGCTACATTTAGGATCAGATATACAACAGGCAAGACATTTACTAATGCTCTTGTAATAACTTGGAAGTCAAGGACTTATATGATTAACTCTATTATTAACGAAGCCGACTTGAATCAATATTATTTAATAGGTTGTGCAACACTTAAGTAATGGCAAAGTTTGGAGTAAAGATATATGGTGCTGATGCGATAATCAAAAGGCTTGAGGCATCTCCTCAAAAGATGATGGAAGAGTCTAAGCTTATTATTGATGCAGCGGTTATAGAAATAGCAGCTAAAGCAAAGCAACAAGTAGCAGTAAAAACAGGAGCTTTAAAGGCTTCTATTAGACACGCTAAATATCAACCAGGTGTAGGAGCTAGTGTAAGTGCAGGTAATACGAATGTAAGATATGCTCCTTATGTGGAGTTTGGAACAGGAACAAGATTTCAGATACCTGTTTACCAAAATGTAAACATGGCTGATTTAGAAGCATACGCTTTAACATTCAAAAAATCAAAGAAGGTAATAGGTGTTCCATACAGGCCATATATGTTTAGTGCTTATAGCGAAGTCTTTACATCTATGATTAAGAAATTGAAGTCTGTTAAGATATAAATATATTTCATTAAATTTGTACCAAAATGAAGGATTGCGGATATACATTAAGGAAAGCTTATTTCGATAAGTTTATCTCGGCCTCCTACTCATTAGCTGCTTATGATACCATAGCACCTGACACAGTAGAACCGCCTTTTTTGATTATAAGCAGTCAGACACAAGTGGACAATAGTAATAAACAAAGCTTTGCTTATAATGTTACTATCCAATTTGACATAGTTTATAGGACTTTTAAAGCAGGAGAAGTAGGACAGAAAACTGTTGATACTTATGCAAATGAGTTATTAGAAATAGTAGGTGTTAGACCACCAAGCTACCCTAGTACTGCACCCGACTTTAAAATAGTGACTTCTAAGATTAGTAGTAATATTGCTACCTTTGACTATGTGGATGAGGCTTATGTGTTTAGAAGGGTAATAACAATGGATCATTTCGTGAATCAATTAACATAAAAGAAAAATAAAATAAAATGGCAACAACAAGTGTATTTAACGGAACTTCATTAGTAGTTCTAATTGGAACTGAAGTAATAGGTTTCGCTACTTCATGTTCTTTAAGTTTGGCTATCGATGCTCCAGACGCATCTACAAAACAAAGCTTAGGATGGGCTGATGAAATTGGTGGGCAAAGGTCTTGGTCTTTAACAACTGATGGCTTAGCTACAGTAGTTCCAGGAACAGTTGCTACTTATGTAACTACTGCTGAATTGAATGCTTTAGCAATCGCTAGAACTGCAGTTCAAGTTAAGTTTACTACTGTAGATAACTCAACAGTTGGTGGTGTAACTCCAGTTTCAGGAGATGTGATTTATTCAGGTTCAGCGTTTATTGAGAGTGTAGATATGACTGCTGATATGGAGAATCCAGTTACTTACTCAGTTTCTTTCAAAGGAACAGGGCCATTAACTATCGCTACCAACGCATAGTAAAAACAAACCAAACAAACCAAACATATGAGAGGACAATTTGAATTAACTCTTTCCGATGGAAAGAAGATACCGATGCGTTTTTGTACTTGGAGTCTTAAAAGATTCTGTCAATTACAAAAGATAGGGCCTTCTGACATAGGAGATGCTTTAAGTGGCAAAGATTCACTTGACGCTATTGTTAACTTGATGAAATCGGCTGCTGAATATCCATTATATTCTCAAGGCATCACTCCAACTTTTACAGAGATGGAAGTGTGTGATTGGATAGATGATATGGGTGGAATGGGGGGTAATAAGTTCCAAGAAGTAATGGCAGCACTTGCAGAAAGTATGAATAGCGGAATAGATGATAAGCCAACAAAGTCAAGTAAAAAAGATGGAGTAAAAAAAAATTAGAGTGGATTGACATAGAAAGATATACAATGGGGGAGTGCAAAGTGCTTCCCCATTTGTTTTGGGAGATGACCATGGCTGAATTAGATTTTGTGTGGTACGGATATAGGCATCAAGAAGAACAAGAGTGGGTTAGAACTAGATGGCAGACAACACTACTAATAAACATTCAATTACCAAAGGGCAAGAAAGTTAAGCCACAAGAGCTTATTGAATTAGACTGCGATACTCGTAACTTTGTGAAGCAAAG